TATCGCAAGTACTGTACCAGTCGCGTTTGATAGAGAACCATTTACAGTTCCTCCTACAACAAACTTACCAAACGCTTCTTCATCTGCATCAAAGATTGCTGCTAATCCTATATATTCTGCTTCTGCATAGTTGCGTAATGCTTCTGAACTCTTAGGCCAATCGTGCCAATAATTCTGGAGTTCACTATTAACAATGAAAAATGTCCAGTAATAATCAGGAGTTCCGTATAATGTTTGAGATACACTATCAGGTCTTTCCCCATCTTGAATATTATAATAGGAATAAAAGGCAATATTGTCAACATTCTTTGTTATAATGGTAGAGTACTGAGAAAGATTTTTAATATCTCTGCCAATACCTGACTCGTCAAACTGGTATTCTACTGTTGCAAAATTATCAAAATAAGCCATTAGAATCCATCCTTAATGTTTTTCTGAGATAGAGGCATTAGTTCTTGGAAAGACAATGTTAATCCTACTTCAACAGGTCGGTTACCTCTCTTAAAATAAGACATACTGTTAGGGTTAAACGAAGTTGTTGCATTTGATAAAGCTGCTTCTGCTATTCTTGGAACACCTTCAAGACGTTTATTACCCGTTCCTCTTTTAAAATTGATAGTAAATACTTCTGGAAAGTTATACATTAAATCATTAGCGGTAAGAGTAGGATACATTCGTTCTCTAAAATACTGGATAATATCAATAACTTCATCAGACTCTCTTGCTGATCGAGGTATCATATTAAATGTAAATGAAAACTGCCTTACACCTGGAGCTTTAAACAACATAAATTCTTGAGGGTTTGTAATACTTTGCATTCTTTTAGAACGTATAGCTTCTACAGCTACAGCAGCTGAACTCGCACCAGTTCCTGCAACAACTGCACCAGGAGCTCCACCCACAAGACCTCCTAAAGCCGCAACTCCTAGTTGTGTTGCAGCTCCTGCAGCAGTTGATGCAACATTTTTGATATCATCTGCGCTGTAATCGTTATTTCCACTTAATAGATTTTCAGCTACTCCTCCCATTAAACCAGGTGATGCTGACTCGTATCTCATAACATCTGAAACCTGAAAACCCGGAGGCATATAAAGTGCACAAGATTTATTGTCTGTTAAGGTTCGCTGTGTCGCACCAGCTTTATACTTAGCTCGATGCGATGTGAATAGAACAAACGGTGTTCCTTTCCCCTGCACATCGACTGGATATCTTAATGCCATAAATAGCTCCATAAAGTTTAAAATACTATAAGGTTATTTATAATGCCACGGATGACGTACAAAGGGAAATATCGCCCTAAAAACCCTAAAAAGTATAAAGGTGATCATACTACAATAGTATACAGATCTTTGTGGGAAAGAAACGCTTTCAGATGGATAGATGCTAATCCAGATATTGTTGAATGGAACTCAGAAGAAGTAGTAATACCTTATAGATGTGCAACAGATAAACGCATGCATCGTTACTTTGTAGATGTATATTATAAAGATAGAAAGGGTGCAACGTATCTTGTTGAGATAAAGCCTAAGAAAGAAACAATGCCACCTAAGCCAGCAAGTCGTAGATCACGTAGATATGTTACAGAAGCTATGACATATATTAAGAACCAATCTAAGTGGGAAGCGGCTGAAGAGTTCTGTGCGAATAGAGGTTGGCACTTTGTTATATGGCATGAAGATGTTCTTAAATCTATGGGAATAAAGATCCTTAAATAGTGTATAAATAGTAGTATGGAAAATTCACTATTTCACAAATTAGAGATTGAAGCGTATCGTAAAGGTTTACGAGCGAGATCTGTAGAGGCTAGACGCTGGTTCAGAGGTAAAACCAAAGAACTAGGTGGTACTAATCGCAGAGCTTTGCTTAGAGATCCTGCATTAGAAAGAAAGAAACGACCAACACCTGGTGATATGTACATGTATTTTTACGATCCTAAACATCGTAAGACACTACCGTACTATGATGCGTTTCCTCTTACGATTATGGTTGAACCAACTCGTGATGGGTTCTATGGTATTAACCTACATTACTTATCTCCAATGTTACGTGCAAAGTTTCTTGATAAACTTATGGATACTGCTAACAATCAAAGGTTTGATGAATCAACAAGACTTAATATTAATTATAGTATGCTTAAGTCTGTTGCAAAATACCGTGAATTTCAGCCATGTTTTAAACGCTATTTAACTAAAGGCATAGAAGGTAATGTTGCAAAGGTAGAACCACCTGAGTGGGATATCGCAATCTTTCTTCCAACTGAACAGTTCCGTGGCAAGAATAAGACGCACGTATGGGGCGCATCGAAGAGGATGATATAAATGGCATTACCCGCAGGCATTGACACATTAAAAGCTACTATCGGTCGTAGAGGCGGATTAGCAAAAGCAAATCGTTTTGCTTTATACATCTCTCATCCTGGTAAGAAACCTTCACTTATCAACACAGATGTTGAAGGTATTGTTACAAATGCTGCACGTTCTCTTATCAGTGGAGGCAGTTTATCTCTGCAAAGCTTTATTGAAGATCCTCGTGATATGTATCTTCTATGTGAATCAGTTACCATTCCTGGTAGACAAATTGTAACACAAGAACATTACACTGATATGAAAGCAATTAAAAAGCCATATGCATATATGAACGAAGATGTGAGTCTAGTGTTCCATCTGACAAATGATATGTATGCATGGAACTTTTTTAATTCGTGGCAACAGTTTATTATTGATTCAAACGATAGGCGTGTATCTTATCTAGATGATATAGGAACAGATGTCATTATTCAAGTTATGGGAAATACTGATTATATCCCAATAAAAACAATAAAACTAACTAACGCGTATCCAACAACATTAAGTTCAATTGAACTCTCTAACTCTTCAGAAAATACAACATTACGGTGTAGTATTGCTTTATCTTATGATGATTGGGAAGAAGTAGGAGCTGTTGATGGATTTAAAGAGCTAGCAAGCCGAGCTGGTGATCTTATAAGTAATTCAGTTAACCTTGTAAGAAACATAGGTAAAATTTTTTAGGAGTGACGTGAAATGGCTTTACCAAAGCTTAATACCCCAAAGTATGATTTGAAGATACCATCAACCGGTACTGAGATTACATATAGACCGTACCTAGTACGTGAAGAAAAGATTCTGATGATTGCTATGGAATCAGAAGATCAAAAGAGTATGTCAAAGGCTCTACTAGATATTATTGAATCGTGTACTACAGATGTAAAAACATCTAAGTTAACGATGTTTGATGTTGAGTATATCTTTGCAAAATTAAGAGCAAAATCTGTAGGTGAAACCTCTGAAGTATCAGTAAAGTGCGATAAGTGTGAAGCTGATAATAAAACTAAAGTTAATTTAGAAGAAGTATCGATAACTAGTTTACCTGATACAAAGGTCGAATTAACCCCTACTACCGGGTTAGTAATGAAATTTCCTTCGATGAATGATTATACTGATATTCAGAATGAAGAAAGTTTAAGTAATGTAGATACTATATTTGCAATTATTATTTCTTCAATTGAAAGCATTTATGATGGCGATAATTTGTATCAAGCTGATGCTCATACTAAGTTAGAGCTTACTGAATTTATTGAATCGTTGAACACTGCACAATTTAAATTGATTCAAGATTTTTTAGATTCTTCTCCTCAAGCGTTTGTAAATTTAAAATATAAATGCGAAGAGTGCGGACATGATCATGATACACAATTAAAAGGAATGATGAATTTTTTCGGCTAGCCCTTTCTCATACGAATCTAGTCAACTATTATAAAACTAATTTTAATATGATACAACATCATGGATATAGTTTGACAGAATTGGATGGTCTAATACCTTGGGAAAGGGAGATCTATGTTGTTATGTTAATTGACCACTTGAAAGATGTCGAAGACCAGAGAAAACAACAAAAGAAATAAGGTTACAAAATGGCAGAAGATAATACAACTTTAGGCGATGTAATTAAAAGGCTGCGTGCAGAGGGAGACTTAAGTCGAAACTCTGGTACGCACTCTATTAAAAGCGTTAAAGAGATTTTAGAAGATTCTCGAAAAAGTTCGCTGTCTGATAAAGAAGATAAGCGTGAACAAGGCCGTCGTGATGAAAAGCAAATAGATCTTCTAGAACAAATGGCTCGCAATGGTGCGACGTCTAATGATATTATCAATAATAAAGCTTCATTGCCTACTACAGGTATGGCAGGGTTAGGCGTTGGTTTACTTGGCGCAGGCGTCGGACTAGGAGCTGCAGGTGCAGGTCTTGGCGCATTCTTTATGGGTTTATCAGGTGCTGAAGCTATTATGCAAAGCTTTGGAGAAGGCGGTAATCTAAAAAAACTTTTAACAAATCTTTCTGAAGGTTTAGCTAGCTTTGAAACTAGAGACCTTGCTGCATTAGGCGCAGTCCTTGGATTTGGCGCTGCGGCCGGAGCTGTACCCGGATTAAGCGGTGCTGCAGCTGGTATGGGCATGGGCGCAGTAGGTCTTGGTCTTGCTGCATTCTTTGTAGGTCTTGCAGCTGCAGATAAAACTATGGCTTGGTTGGATACCGATTATACTAACCTACCAAAAATGGCAACATCTATAAGCGATACCTTTGCAAATTTTGATGAAAAAGCTATGAAGAGTATGGCTACTATATTAGGAGTTGGAGCTATAGCAGGAGGTTTATTTGGAATAGGTAAAACAGCTAAAGCAACAATCGGGATGGCAGCAATATCAGCAGGCATTGCTGCATTTTTTGTAGGACTAAGCGCTGCTGATGGTACAGCCAATTGGTTGGATACTGACGGAAGTAAGCTTAAGCCTCTTATGGTTAACTTTTCTGAAGGCATGTCTGCCCTTGTTGCCGATGATAAAGTATTCGGTACTCTAGCAGCTATGATGGCTGGCGCTGCAGGTACTGCGCTATTTGGAGTAGGTGCCACGGCTAAGGCTACCGTTGGTATGGGTCTTTTGGGTGCAGGCATTGCAGCTTTCTTTGTAGCTTTAGGTGCTGGAGATAAAGGCCTAGACTGGATGAATACTGACGGAAGCAAGTTAAAATCTTTAATGACAAATCTAGCCGATGGTTTAAAAGCTTTTACTGGTTCGCATTTAGCAGCATTAGCAACTGCAATGACTGGTACAGGAATACTAGCAGCTACTGGTGTTGGAGTAGTTGGAGTTGCAGCTGGCGCAACAGGGTTAGGTCTACTTGGTGCAGGTTTAGGCGCATTCTTTGTTGGTCTAGGATTAGGAGATGCAGCTTTAGATTGGATGGATGCGGATGGAAGTGGTATTAAAAAGTTAATGGTTAACACCGCTGCTGGTTTAAAAGAATTAGCAACAGTTGAT